ATGGAGTTGCGCTACGAAGATAGCTGGCTGGCCTCGCGCTCGGCTCGTCCGCTATCCTTATCCTTGCCGCTTCCCCTGGTGGGCAACGAGCCTCTGAGGGGAGAGCGTGTCGAACACTTCTTTGACAACCTGCTGCCGGACAGCGGGGCCATCCGCAGGCGCCTCGCGCAGCGCTATTCGGCAGGCTCGGAAGATACTTTCGACCTGTTGGCTGCCATTGGTCGTGATTGCGTGGGGGCCATTCAACTCCTTCCAGCCGATGAGACGCCGACCGGCTTTGACCGCATCGAAGGCGAAGTCCTGGATGATGAGGCCGTGGCTGCCCTGCTGCGTGCCACCGTCTCCAGTGGCTCGTTCGCCGGTCAGTGCAAGGACCAGGATTTCCGCATCTCGATTGCTGGCGCCCAGGAAAAAACCGCCCTGTTGCGTCACGACGGCCGGTGGCTGCGGCCGCTGGGCGCTACGCCCACCACGCACATCGTCAAGCTGCCCATGGGCCTTGTCGGCAACATGCAGGCTGACATGCGCACCTCGGTCTACAACGAGTGGTTGTGCCTAAGGTTCATGCGAGAGCTGGGCTTCGACGTGGCACAGGCCGACATCGTGACCTTTGCCGACCACATGCCGGTACTGGTGGTCGAACGTTTCGACCGCAAGAGGCACCCCTCGGGCACATGGATTCTTCGCCTCCCTCAGGAGGACTTCTGCCAGGCCTTGGGCGTGAGTCCTGCGAAAAAGTACGAGGCTGACGGTGGGCCAGGCATCGAGCGGCTCGCCCAGGTGCTCAGCGGCTCCGAACGCGCACGTGCCGACCTGCGCACGCTCCTGGCCAGTCAAGTCGTCTTCTGGTTGCTGGCTGCCACGGATGGCCACGCGAAGAACTACAGCATCCGGCTTCAGGCGAGAGGCGCCTATGCGCTGACCCCCTTGTACGACGTGCTCTCCGCCTGGCCCATCATCGGCAACGGAAAGAACCAGCTGGCATGGCGCAACGCCAAGCTGGCCATGGCGGTCAGCGGCAAGAACCGGCACTATGAGCTGGCCAACATCATGCGGCGACATTTCAACGCCATGGCGGCCAAGTGCGGCTGGGGCGAAAACGCCGAGGACATTATGGGCGAACTGCTTGCCAGAGTGGAACCGGCCATAGACGCCGTCACCCGGCAGATGCCCGTCGACTTCCCGCAAGACGTGGCCGAGGCAGTCTTCGAAGGTGTTCGCAAACAAGTCCAGCGGCTTCAGGCCCAGCCCAGCACGTAGAGGGCGCGCACATCGCCCAGCCGGTCGCCTCCTGAGCCACTATCGACCGAGGCTGTGTGGAAACGCGCTCTGTCGCAGACTTTCAAGCCTGTTGTCAAACTCCAACCTTTCAGATCGCCGTAGAACACCCGATCGTAAAGTTGCCAAGGGGTGAGGCGCCCCCCAAAACATTGACATGGGACGTTTTCACACAACCTCGACCCAATGCAGACGGCCACTACGCCAGACCAGGGTGGTTGGGCTCTCGCGTAGCGCCGGATTGGCCTTGCGTCTTGCGCCGTAGTCCGTGTAGTGCCGGCCCAGGATATCGGCGTAACGCATACCCAATGCAACACAGGTTGCCAGAGCGCCCTGGCTGGGCATTCGGCCAGCCGCACGACGCTGAAGACCCTGCGGTCGCGTTCGGACTGGTAGGTCGCTTCATGGTGCCTGCACATACCTCCATCCTAGCAAGGCCGGACTGTCGGTCACATTTCATGACGCCTGACAAGTCGACAACCGTCTCATGCAATGCAAATGCATTGCCAAGACAATGGGATTGCATTACCATTGATGACCTTCCTCCTCTTCCACCGGAGAATGCCATGCCTGCCACCCTAGAAGTCGAATCCACGCTGACCGACCGCTACCAGACTACCGTGCCAGAGACCGTGCGTCGTGCTCTGCGGCTGGGCAAGCGCGACAAAATCCACTACACCATACATCCCAGCGGCGAGGTGGTGCTCACCCGCGCTGAAGTCACAGAGGATGGCGATCCAGTGCTGGGGTTTTTCCTTGGCTTTTTGGCTCGCGATATCGCCAACCATCCGGAGCACTTGCAGGCCATGGATGCCAGTCTTGTCCACCGACTCCAGTCTCTGGTCGGCGACATTGAAGCCGATTTCGATGCCACACTGTCGGCAGACGATGAATGAGCACCAGCAAGCCTGCGCCCTTGGTCGTTCACGGCTGGACGATCTTCGCCCATCCATTGTTCCTCGCACAGATTGAAGCGCTGGCACAGCAAGTCGAGGCCCTTAAACAGAAGGACCCGCTCGGCTACGTGAAGAAGAATGCCAGCAAGCGACTGGCAGCTATCACCAAGCTGGCGTTCGACGTCATCCCGCAGGATCCGGCGCGGCCGGAGTACCGGCAAGGAGGCACCCTGGGCGACGATCACAAGCACTGGTTCCGAGCCAAGTTCTTCCAGCAATACCGGCTGTTCTTCCGTTACCACGCACAAGCCAAGGTGATCGTGTTTGCGTGGGTCAACGACGAGGACACCAAGCGTGCCTACGAAAGCAACGACGACGCCTACCGAGTGTTCCGCAAGATGCTGGAGAGCGGCCATCCGCCGGACGACTGGAACCAGCTGCTGGAGGAGGCTCGGGCAGAAGGACAACGCTTGAAGCAATTCGCGTTCCAGTAGTTCAAGCCGGGGGGCTGCGCGCTTCGCGGCCTGAAGAGCGCTAACGGACCGGCTGCGATTCGAGCTCAGGTGAGCCGCAACAGACGGCCGGTTTTTCTACACATGAGCACTACACATCACCAGCCTTGCAAAATATCAAGTCATTGATTTATAATAAAAAATCGGAAGGGTTTTCGAATCCCGCCCTCTCCGCCATGAATAGCAAACGGTAAGCCACCTTACCGCACCAAACCCCACTAAAACTGATGAAAATCAGGCACTTAGTGGGGTTTTTTGTTGCCTAAAGCCCAACGAACCCCACATGATCACACCGTTCACCACGGGCAGTCTGTAGGTAGAAATGTAGGTATTTCTAAAGCAGCTGCCCTGAAATACCTACACCTGACCTGCCAGCATGGCTACCAACACCCTGACCGACTCACAGTGCCGCGGCTTCAAGCCCGGTGACAAGAACTACAAGAAGTTCGACGGCGAAGGCCTCTATCTCTGGATCACGCCTCTCGGCTCCAAGCTCTGGCGGCAATCCTTCCGCTGGGAAGGCAAGCAGCAGACCATCTCATGGGGCCCCTACCCGAAGGTCAGCCTGGCCGAGGCCCGGGCCAAGCGCGACGAGGCCAAGCGGCAGCTGCGCGACGGCATCAACCCCATGACAGCGTCCGATACACCAAACCCATCGACGCCGACCTTCTCGAAGTGCGCCGAGCTCTACTGGGCTGGCCGCAAGGACTGCACGCCCAAGTACATCGACAACGCCACGCGGGCGCTCGACGCCTACCTGGTGCCCGCCCTGGGCCAGCGGCCGATCGACGGCATCACCCGCAACGACCTGCTGGCCGAACTGCGCAAGGTGGACGACGCCGGCAAGCATGTCTACGTGCGCAAGATCCGCCTGTGGGCCGACGCGGTCTTCGAGTGGGCCCGCGCCAACGGACACTGCGAGCACAACCCGGCTGCCGAGATCGACCCCAAGAAGGCCTTCGCCACCGCCAAGGTCGAGCACTTCGCCGCACTTGAGCCCAGCGAGATGCCGCAGCTGTTCGACCGACTGGCCTTCGAGAGCCCGCAGCAGCAGAGCGTGCTGGCTCTGCGCATGCTCGCCTACACCTGGGTGCGCACCACCGAGCTGCGCCAGATGCGCTGGCACGAGATCGAGGGCGACATCTGGCGCATTCCGGCCGGCAAGATGAAGCGGTCGCGCGACCATGTGATCCCGCTGAGCCGCCAGGCGCTTGAGCTGCTCCAGGTCATGAAGCAGCGCGCGCGCGGCAGCGACTACGTGTTCCGGGGCGAGAGCCGCAAGGACACACCGATCTCGGAGAACGCCATTCTCTACCTGCTCTACCGCATCGGCTTCAAGGGCCGCATGACCGGGCACGGATTCCGATCGGTCGCCTCGACCTGGGCCAACGAGGCCGGCTACGAGCCCGACCACATCGAGTTCCAACTCGCGCACAGCGAAGAAAACAAGACCCGCAGCGCCTACAACCGGGCCCGCTACCTCAAGCAGCGGCGCCAGATGCTGCAGGACTGGGCCGACTGGCTGGATGCCTGCGCCAAGCCGGCCAAGTGACCGCGCTGCTCTGGCCTGCCTGGAAACCAATACTCCCCCCAGTGTTTTCAGACGCAACCCCCCTGAAACTTGCACACTTTTCAGGCAAAACAGCCGAAAACAGGCCGATTCCAAAATCCCAGGGAGGGGTCGGGAAAAACCTAACCGGCATTACTGATACTGAAAAAGGCTTGAAAATCCATACAGAACAAGCACTTACAGTAACCTATAAAGTCTAACAATTTCCTAACCAAAACCTAACTTGGTTAGAAGATGAGAACCTAACCAAGGTCAAGAACACCACCTATAAAAATCAAGCACTTGCGGCTTTGTAAGGGTTTTGGTTAGGTCTGGTTAGGGTGTTTTCTAACCAAGATTTCCGGTTGAAGATCAAGGACTTGCCGGCGTTTTTCGGGCGCTTTTTTCCTGGTTAGGTTTTTCCCGAACCCTTCCCGGAAAAGCTGGGAAAAACGGCCTGAAAACGGCCGAAACGGGGGTGGGGGTATGTCTGGCCGGGCATGGCTCCTCGGCAGACCAGCGCACAGGCCGACGAATCCCGTCGAATCCCGACGCCGCCAGGGCCCCGGAAAGCCCCCTCCCCCGCAGGGAAGCCGGGGGGCCGACCAGGCCGACACTCGAGGCCGATTTAGCGCGGGGGCGCGGCGGGGTCTCGACTGCGCGCTGGAGCACAATGGTGTTCATCCTGCGCCATACAGCCACCTTCTGCCTGGAAACGCCATGTCCACCCCCGTCAATGCCCTGAACTCGATGCGCAAGACCCTCGAAGAGCGCGCCGATGCCTTCCAGCAGGTCGAGGCCGCCTCTCCCTTGCTGACCGTCGTCGATGGCCAAGCCACCACCACCAGCCTGGACATCGCCCGCCACTTCGATAAGCGGCATGACGATGTGCTGCGTGCCATCCGGAACTTGCTTGCACAGTTGCCCGCCGAACGTGCCCGCAATTTTGCGGAGACGTTATTCGAGGTCCCCGGACCCAACGGCGCCGTCCGTCAGGAGCCGGTCTACCGCATCACCCGCGACGGCTTCACGCTGCTAGGGATGGGCTTCACGGGCGACCGAGCACTGGCGTTCAAGCTGGCCTACATCGACGCCTTCAACGCGATGGAGGCCAAGCTGCGTGCGCTCTACGTCGAGCCCCTGCTTGATGCCAGCGACAAGCAGTTCAGGAAAGGGATTCCGCTGCGCTTCAAGCTGACGCTGCAGGAGCAAGGCCGCCGTGCGATGAACGACCTGCTCAACGAGTCACGGCCAGAGGCAAGACGCAACCTGTACTGGCAGCTGCGCCAGGTCAACGACGCACTGGGCATTCCAACCGACTCGATGGAGGTCCTGGGTGTGCAGCAGCCAGTGGTGGACGTCGAGCGCGAGCACACGTCCATTTCATGCAAACCGGCCTTGAGCAAGATTGACAAGGAGATCGCAGAGATTGACGCTTATGTCAAGAAGATTTCAGCCAGCAAAGAAGAGTCGATCTCCTTTTTGCAGCGCGCTGGCATATTGGATAAAAACGGTGAACTGGCCGAGCCTTACCGGAATTAATAGGCACGAATAGATTCAGAAAATAATCCGCAAAAAGAAAACAGCGTTGGCACAAAACTGCGCCAACGCTGTCTATTTAAGCATAAAACTCAGAGATAAATTATTCAATAGCGATATGAATCATCAAGCTCAGAGACATCAATGTCATATCGATGATTTATTTGATGCAACGGCGTCTGCACCGGCCACTGATGAGTGAAGCTGTTTTTTTGTTTTACTTCTGCGAGTCTGCCCGCCAGTGCCATTGAGCTTTGACTGACTTTCTCCTGCAACCTCTTCAGCGGTTCGAAGAACTCGGTATTCTGCTCCATTTTCATATCCTTCAATGCTGAATGAGTCGATTTTAGCAATTGGGTCATTTATATACTTTAAAAAATCTTGATCAAAGCTATCGCAAAACTTCAATAAACCCAAATCAGGCTTATCCACCACCTTAAATAAGGTTCGCGCCTCTTTTCTATCTATAACAAAACTATGTGATGGATACCCACCTATCAACGTCTCCACACCTCTTGGCTTAACATTTGCACTGGTAGTAGAGAGCCTTCTTCCATATGCGTACGTAATATTTGTGGCACGCTGCATTTCCGCCAACCGTAATGGCTCAATCTGAGCTGCAATTGGCTGAAAAAGTCCAGAAACCAGTTTTACAGCCATGTCTGCTGCAACTTTCGTAGATAAGCCCTGACGCACCAATTTATTCATATAAGAATTAAAAGTCGTCAATGCCTCATCTTTCAAAAAATCTACCGCTTGATTAATATCAAGACCTGAGTTTCGACCAAATAACTCATCACCTTTCTTTATCTGAATATCTAGCGGACCAAGCTCACTACGATCTGCCATGTAGATTTTTTTGGCCCCAACCACAACTAGGGTACCTGCACTTTTGCATTCATTAGATATCAAGGCATGAAACCCATTTTCAGGATACGCATGCTGAAGCGCACGAGCGATACGAAATCCCGCATCAGGATCTCCGCCTGGAGTTGAGATCATAAGAAGCGCCGTAGCATCTTCGCCCTCTTTCCTTTTTTTGATCTCATCACAAATTGCGTGATATCCATAAACGCTTATTTGCCCAGAGTAGCGGTAAACGTCGTACTTCATAAAAACTATGTCTTGGCTTTTAAAAATATAAGGCGTGAATTACTCAGAAGAACTGCTTGCCGAAGTTGGCCGCCGCCAACGCGATCAGGATGCCGAGCATCCAGGACAGCTTGTCGAACTTCGCCTCGAATTTCGACTCCATGCGCTCAAGCTCAACCTTGATGGACTGCACATCGGCACGGGTAGCCAAGGTGGTGTCCAGCGCCTCGGACAACACATCACGCAAGGCTTCGGCTTCGGCCTTGGCCTGCGCCTCAGACACGCCAGCTGACTTCAGCCGTTCAGCGTACTTCAAGGTGTCGAATGTCAAGGTTGTCATGCAGATGATTCTAGTCTCATTGTGAGACTACGTGTTACACTCTGCGACGCACCCTAAAGGGTGCACGGGATTGGCGTCCCGGTTTCCGTAGGCGCAGCAAGCCGCGCGCCGCCCCAGGGTGTCAGCGGCTTTTTCTCATGTCCACCGCTGCGGGTGGCAACACGGATTCCCCTTGCGGACGGAGCAGCCCCCTGCTCCGACGATTGGCGGGCCGTGTGGGGAACTCCCGCGAGGGGGTTCGCCGGACCTACGGCCGGTACGCCAACCCACACGCGCCTGCCTCCCCTTGATTGGCGTCGAGGGCGGCAGGTCCTGAGATCTGTTCCGTAGGAGCCATTCATGGCTGAAATCATCCGCACCCTGCGCGCGCCCGTTCGCGCCTCCGCTTCGCCTGTCCCCCAGTCCGTCCCGGTCCTGCACACGCTGGCCTTCAGCGCGCTGACCGCCGCGCGCACCGAGCTGTCCACGCCCGAAGTCGGCGTCAAGCGCCTGGAACGCGCCCTGGCCAAGGCCATCCGCGCCTCGTCCCTGCTCAAGCAGGCGATCCGCACCGCGCAAGAAGGCGGTGCCACATGAAAGCGCTCAACACCGGACTCCAGCGTGAGAGCCTGCGCGCCCTGGTCGCCTCGGCCGACGTCCGGCTGCCGGCCGGCCCCAAGCTGGCCCTGATCGCCATCGCCCGTTGCCACGACGACCGCACCCGCCGCAGCACCTGCTCGCTCAAGACCATCGCCGCCCTGTCGGGCGTGAGCGAGAAGCAGGCCGGCCGCAACATCGAGGCCCTGGTCGCGCTCGGCCTGATCGCCCGCCTGCCGCGCGCCGGACGCTCGACCAGCTACGTGATCGACCTGGTCGCGCTGGCCCAGGCCCGCAACTGCCGCCCATCCGTCGCCGCCACCCCGGACATGGGCGACATCGACCCCGGACATCTGGACGCCCTACCCCGGACATTCGAGCCATCCACCCCGGACACCCATGTCCCCCGTACTGAAGGGGTACTGGTCTGTACTGAGGAAGGTACTGGGACGCGCGCCGAACCGGCGCCGGTACAAGCCGCCCCCTCCCTCCCTGTTTCTGAACAACCCCAAGCCGAATCCCCGGCGCTGGCCGCCACCGCTGACGCCCAGGTGCTGACGACCAAGGCCCCGGCCGTCGATCGCGCCGTCGCCATTGCCCCCGACACCCTGGCCGCCGTCAACGCCCAGCGCGTGGCCAACGGCAAGGCGGCGTTCAAGCGCGCCGAGCTGCTCGACCTGGGCCGCGAGGCCACCCTGGCCGGCATCGCGCCCCAGGCCGCCGCCGAGTGGATCCTGGCCCGCCCGGGCCGCAACTTCTTCCGCGCCGACTTCGCCAGCGCCGCCAGCCTGACGACACCCGCTGTCGCCCCGGCCGGCCCGGTCGAGCTGAGCGACGCCGGCCGTGCAGCCATGGCGCTGCGGGCCCGCTACGAGGCGGGTCTGGTGCTGCCCCAGTCCGCCGGGCCGATCACCGCCCCGGCTCGCCCGGCACGTCCGGTAGCCGCGCTGCAGACTGTGACGCTGCGCAGCCAGGCCCCGACCGCTGTCGGCGGCAGCATTGGCACCGGCTGGGCCCGCAAGGCCGCCGACCGCTTCGTCGCCGGCGAGGCCGTCTCGCGCGCCACCATCGTCAACGCCGCGGCCGCCCTGGGGCTGTCGCTGGCCGACCTCAAGGCGCAGCGTTCCGCCCACCTTGCCACCCTGGCCACCGTGGCCGCCTGATCCGGGAGATGACCATGACCCACCGCCACACCGAGCAAGACACCCACCTGCCCCGCTGGGCCTACCGCCTGCTGGCCCTGGCCGCCGCCGTCATCGGGCTGGCCTGCAGCGCCGTCACCGCGCAGTTCTTCGTCCTGGGCCTGGAGCGCACCGAGAGCGACAGCCTGGCGCGCGAGGCGCTGATTGCCGCCGGCGTGCTGATGATCGTGGTCGAGCTGGCCGCCTTTGGCATGGCCGCCCTGCTGCCGCGCGAGCGCCTCAAGGCCCTGCGCACCCGCCTGATCTGGACCGGCGTCGCGCTGGTGGCCTTCGAGGTCGCCACGCTCTACGCCGTCCAGGTCACGCTGGTGAAAAGCGCCGATGCGGTGCACCAGGGCGCGAGCAGCCGCATCGCTCACCTCGAGGCCTCGATCGCGCAGAACCGCCAGGCCGCTGCCGCCCTGGTGGCCACCGGTGCCCGCAGCGGCGAGAGCCAGTACGCCAGCAGCCGCGCCCACGGCGCCCAGGCCCTGCGCGAGGCCGCGCGCATCGAGCAGCGCAACGCCGAGCTGTCGGCCGAGCTGTCTCGGCTGCAGGCTGGCCAGCGCCCCACCCTTACCACCATCCTGGGCCAGGACGGCATGGTCTGGTACTCGGTCGCGCGCGGCGTGCTGATCGTCGGCATGGGCCTGGTGATGTTCGCCGCAGCGGGCGCCCTGCTGCGCGCGGGCCGTTCGGTGACGGCGGCTGGATCGGTCATGACCCCGCTGGGCAGCGCGACGGCGCCGGCGATGGCTGCGGCCAAGCCCCGCACCGGCTACGCTCACGGTATCCAGGCCGCTCCGGCAGGCTTGCCCACCGCCCTGCCGTCGACCACGCGCCGCTGGCTGTCCGCCGGCGTGCCGCTGGCGGCCATCCCTGCCGCCGCCTTTGCCGCCCCGACCGTGACGGTCTCGGCACCCGTGACGACAGCCGCCCAGGGCGCGGCCAACGCGACTGTGACGGCGCCGTCGCAACGCCCACCGGAGCAAGACGCGACGGTGGAGGCACCAGCGACTGTGACGACCGCGTCACGCTCCAAGCGCCAGACCGCGCCGCGCAAGCGCGTCACGGTCGAAGTCGGCAGCAAGCGCGACTCGGGTGTCGGCGAGCTGGATGGTCACCGCTACCGGCGCATCGTCGCCAGCGTGCGCGCCGGCCGGCTCACGCCCAGCGTGCGCGCGATCCAGCGCTCGGAAGGCGGCGGCACCGTCACCGTGCGCGGCTACCTGCAGCAGATGGAGCGCGACGGCGTGATCGAGCGCCAGGGCCGGGGCTACGCCTTGCGCGGGGCGCCGGTCGATCCGCGCCAGATGGCCCTGATCGGGGGTGCCGCATGACGCCGGCCGACCAACGCCTGATCGCCGACCAGGTGCAGCGCGCCTCCTTTATCACCGACGCGCTGTACGACCTGCTGCGGGCCGCCAACGGCGAGCGGATCTCGACCACCTCGGTCCTGACCCTGATCGAACCCATGCGCGACGGCCTGCACAACGCCTGCGACCAGCTCGACCGGGCCAGGCGGGGCAAGCCCTTGTCCTGAGCTTCAGGCGCCGGCAGCCGGCGCTTCGGTCACATAGGGCAGGAAGGTCACGACTTCCTCGCCCAGCCAGTCGTTGATCATGGCCAGGCGCTGCTGCAGCGGCTCGATCTCGCTGGCATGGAAGATCTTGGCCGCCTCGGTGATGCTGCCGAAGCCGCCGCTGTTCTGCGGCACGATGCCCATCAGCTGCGGCGGGATGCGGTGTGCGGCCAGCACGTCGTCGCGGCTGACGTTCTTGATGCCGATGAACTCGTCGCGCGCGGCCACCTCGGACACCGGGATCACCTGCACGCCGTCCTTCTTGCCGCCAGGGCTGTAGAGGAACAGGTTGCGGAAGTTGCCCGGGCCCTTGCTGTTCTTGAGCGCTTCGCGGATGTTGTCCACGTCAGCCTGCTGCTGTTGCGCGTCGCTGATGTACAGGATGAAGCCCGCGTGGCTGCCGTTGTTGTAGTAGCGCCGGCGGAACAGCGTGGCCGACTCGTTGAGCCAGGCCGACTGCAGCGCGGCCAGGTACTCGGGCAGGCCGTAGACCTCCTGGTTGATGTCGTGCTCGCGCAGGTGGTGCAGGCTGCCGGGCGTGAACTCGTGCTCCTGCGTGCTCTGGACGAACCAGTAGCGCTCGAGCGCATCGCCGCCGCGGCGCACGTACTTGGCCAGCGCGTGGCGCAGCTGCATGGCGCCGCCCAGCAGGTTGCGCGGGCGCTCCAGGTAGGCATTGCCGAACACCAGGTAGTCCAGCGCCCAGGCGGAAAACGTCTCGCGGTTCAGCCAGCGGTGCGGCACGAAGCGGCTGGCCAGCAGGTTGCGCTTGAAGTAGAGCGCGCTGGCGTGGTGGGTGCTGGCCCGGAAGGTCTTGGCCAGGCCGCTGGGGTCGACCGGCGGCTCGTACCAGCGGCCGTTGGTCCAGCACTCCAGGTAGTCGAGGATGTCGCGCCCGTCGAGCACGGGCACCGGGTCGCCGAAGGTGAAGGCCGCGCCCTGGGTGGCAGGCGGCGCCATGGGCAGCAGGGTCTCGGGCCCATCGGCGGGTGTTTCGGTAGGGGTGGTCATGTCAGTCGTAGATCTCGATGAAGGATTGGTTGCTGCTGGTCTGGCCCTCGAGGGGCTCGTTGACCAGCGCGTTCATGCAGGCCCAGGCCAGGTCGGCGTGGCCGGTCTCGGCGCTGCGCCCGGCGCTGAAGGTGACGGCGTTGCCGCTGGCGGTCAGGGTCTTCTTGATCGCCAGGAATGAGTGCGCCAGGTCGACCCAGCTGCTGTCGAACTGCAGCCGGGCCTTGCCGATGACCGAGCGCGCCTTGAGCACCAGCTGCGTCTTGCTGTCCAGGCTGTAGTTGATGCCCCTGGCCGTCGGGAAGAACTTGGTCACCAGCTGGTACACGCCCTGGCCGATGCCGGTGGTGTCGATGCCGATGTAGGCCACGTTGTAGCGCTGCGTCACCTTGCGAATGGCCTCGGCCTGGCCCTCGAAGTCCATGCCCTTGAACTGGTGCCGCTCCAGCACCCGGAACGCGCCCTTGTCGCCCAGCGGCGGGGCCAACACCACCAGGCCGGCCGAGTCGCCCGTGTGGCTGGGGTCGTAACCGACCCAGACCGGCAGGAAGCCGTAGGGCCGCTGGCTGAACGGCTTGACGTCGTCCCAGGCGTCCCAGCTGTCGACCATGCACTTCTGCAGCTCGGCCAGTGGGAAGATGGAGTGCGAGTCGTCGATGAACTCGCACATCAGCAGGTTCGCGAACTCCTCGGGGTTGTATTCGAGCTTGAGCTCGTCCAGGTCGAACAGGTCGCAGCCGCCGCGCTCGGCGTCGTAGATCGTGACGATGTTGCGCCAGATCCGGTCCTCGGCCACATGGCCATCGGCCAGCCGGTCGTGCGTCAGGTCGAACTGCGCACGCTCGGCCTTGGGCCGCTTCTTGTTGAAGCGCTCGCCGGACCAGAGCGAGTGGGCCTCGTGCTGGATGCTGCTGGGCGTGCTGAAGTAGGTCTTGCGCCACTGCTTGTGCATGGCCATGCCCGACGCGACCTTGTTGAGCACCTCGAACGCGTGGGTCCAGAAGAACTCGTCGAAGTAGAAGTTGCCGTGGTAGCCCTGCGCGGTGCGCGCGTTGGTGCCCAGGAAATAGAGGTGCGCCCCGTTGGCCAGCACGATCGGATCGCCCGACAGCTCGACGCCGCAGGCCTCGTGCGCGAAGCCGATGATGTACTGCTTGAAGATGTGCGCCTGCGCCTTGCTGGCCGACAAAAAGATTTGGTTGCGCCCGGTGGTGATCGCGTCGATCAGCGCCTCGCGGGCGAAGTACCAGGTCGCGCCGATCTGGCGCGACTTCAGGATCATGCGGGTGCGCTGCTGGCTCTCGCGCCACCAGCGCTGCTGGTAGCCGAACAGCGAATCGCGGAAGGCGCTCTCGAGCTGCTCGACCTGGTCCTCGCTGAAGAAGTTCTTGTCCTCGCGCCGGCTGCGCTTGGGGCCGGCGTTGCGGCGCTCGATGTTGGGGTTGAGCTCCTTCTCCTTGCCGGTCTGCTCGTAGTTGCGCACCCGGGCCAGTCGCTCGACCTGGCGGCCCAGCAGGTCGATTTCCTTGAAGTCGGTGCCGGTCTTGGCATCCTTGGCGATCAGCTGCACCAGGCGCGACTCGAGCGCGCCCTCGACGCGCTGGATCGGAGCCGCCTTGTCCCACTGCTCGGCCTCCTTCCAGCCGTGCAGCGTGGTGCGCGGGATCTTCAGCAGCTCGCCGATGTCCGTCAGACGCCAGCCCTGCCAGTAGAGGTCGCGCGCGCGCCGCCGGCTGTCGGCCTGCTGGGCCATGGCGGGGGCCTCCTCGGTATCGAAGGGGGGCGAATCGTCGTCGTGGTCTGACATGGGAACCGATGTTCCCCGGTGCCGCGCGCGCGCGAAACCACGGTCATTTGTACCGATCGCCCCTACAAATGCCGGACGTTGAGCCGCGCGAGAAGCCTGGGCACCATGGCTGGAACTCAACTTCTGCAGCCCAGCCCCATGTCCACCAAGAGCAAGATTTTCCGCGTCGCCACCGAAGGCGCGACCACCGACGGCCGCGCCATCAGCCGCGAGTGGATCACCCAGATGGCCAAGAACTTCAACCCGCAGAAGTACGGCGCCCGCATCTGGCTCGAGCACCTGCGCGGCATTGGCCCCGACAGCACCTTCCGCGCCTACGGCGACGTGCTGTCCGTGGAAGCGCGCGAAGTCGAGGATGGCAAGCTCGGTCTGTTCGCGCAGATCCAGCCCCTGCCCGAGCTGGTCGACCTGATCAAGCGGGGCCAGAAGATCTACACCTCGATCGAGGTCAACCCGAAATTCGCCGACACCGGCGAGGCCTACCTGACCGGTCTGGCCGTCACCGACAGCCCGGCCAGCCTGGGCACCGAGGTACTGACCTTCGCGGCCCAGAAGCCCGACGCCAGCCCGTTCCAGAGCCGCAAGTCCTCGCCAGGCGCACTGTTCACCGCGGCGATCGAAACCCAGATCGAGCTCGAGGACAAGGCCGACGACAGCGCCGGCCTGGTCAAGGCCTTCGGCGACAAGCTCAAGGGCATCGTCAGCCAGTTCACTGGCAAGGCCAGCAGCGACGACGCCCGCTTCGCCCAGGTCGCCGAAGCGCTGGGCAACATCGCCGCCGCCGTCACCGACCAGATCAAGGGTCTGGTGCCCAGCAGCCAGTTCGCCGCGCTCAAGACCGAGCACGACAAGCTGCAGGCCGACTTCAACGCGCTGCAGGCCAAGCTCGCCGGCACCCAGGACCCGCAGTACAGCGGTACCCGCCCGCCGGCCACTGGCACCGGCACCCAGATCAAGACCGACTGCTGATCCAGGCAGCCTTTCACCCCTCACAGGAAGCCCCTCATGCGCAACGAAACCCGCTCGGCGTTCAACGCCTTCATGCAGACCCTGGCCAGCCTCAACGGCGTGCCGTCCGCTTCCGCCAAGTTCGCGGTCAGCCCCTCGATCCAGCAGAAACTCGAGAGCCGCATCCAGGAGTCCAGCGACTTCCTGCAGCGCATCAACCTGGTCGGCGTGACCGAGCAGCAGGGCGAAAAGCTCGGTCTCGGCATCGGCGGCCCGATCGCCAGCCGCACCAACACCGACGCCTCCGACCGCGCCACCAGCGACCCCACCTCGCTCGACGGCATCGGCTACACCTGCAAGCAGACCAACTACGACACCCACATCAGCTACAGCAAGCTGGATGCCTGGGCCAAGTTCCCCGACTTCCAGACCCGCATCCGCGACCTGATCGTGCGCCGCATGGCCCTCGACCGCATCATGATCGGCTTCAACGGCACCTCGGCGGCGGCGGCCACCAACAAGGCCACCAACCCGCTGCTGCAAGACGTCAACATCGGCTGGATCCAGCAGTACAAGACCAACAGCCCGGCTCGCGTGCTGACCGGCGGCGCCACCGCTGGCCAGGTCAAGGTCGGCGCGACGGGCGACTACAAGACCCTGGACGCCCTGGTCTACGACACCGTCAACAACCTGGTCGACCCCTGGTACCGCGAAGACACCGCGCTGGTCTGCCTCCTGAGCCGTGACCTGCTGGCCGACAAGTATTTCCCCCTGGTCAACAACGCCAACCTGGCCCCGAGCGAGCAGATGGCGGCCGACCTGGTCATCAGCCAGAAACGCGTCGGCGGTCTGCAGGCGGTGCGCGTGCCGTTCATCCCGAACAACACGATCATGGTGACCACCCTCGACAACCTGTCGATCTACTACCAGGACGGCGCGCGCCGCCGCACCGTGGTCGACAACGCCAAGCGCGACCGGGTCGAGAACTACGAGTCCAGCAACGACGCCTATGTGGTCGAGGACTACGGCCGCGGCTGCGTGATCACCAACATCGCGCAGGTCTGACCATGGCCATGACCCCCGCCCGCGCCCACATGCTGGCCATGACCGCAGCCAGCCTGTCCGCCGACGACTCGGGCGCCAACGCGCTCGATCCGGCGCAGACCAGCGCCTACGAGCTGATGCAGGCCCAGCTCTACGAGCACCGCCGCGCGCTCAAGGCCATCCAGTCCATCGAGCGCAAGGTCGAGGCCAAGCGCGACTACCTGCCGCTGTACTGGCCCTGGGTCGACGGCGTGCTGGCCGGTGGACAGGGTGCGCGGCTTTGTTGTATTAAT